ACATCACAATGGAATGCTGTCCGCCATCAGCGTGGAACGGTGTCCGCGATGACGATGGAATGCTGTCCGGCATCAGCATGGAATCGTGTCCGGCATCGCGTGGAATACGCACCCATTGCCTCGACAAGCCGCTCAATTGCCCACTCCTCGCGCCCGCGCTGGAAATCGTCATCGGTCTTGCTGTCGATCAGGGTGTTGATGACCGCAGCGACCAGCGTGCGCGGCAGAGCCACATCATCCGGCCGACTGCGCGGAATCAGCGGCCCGATACCGCCAGCGCCGACAGCGGCCAGCATTTCTTCGAGCTGCTGGATGCGGGCGCGCAAGCGCTGGGGTGACGACAAGGGCAGGTTTGCCAGCATATCCTCGAGTTCTGTGATTCGGGCGCGCAGGGCCTTGGTGGTGTCGCCGCCCTCATCATGGGCGGCTGCTGAAAATGCGGTCATTGGAATTTCCTGTCTTGATAGCCGCCGTTGAGCGTGGCAGGAAGGCCGCGCGAACGGATGTGGCAATGGGCGTAAAAGAGGGTTGGCCAGTCGTCATGCTGTGACGGGACTGCGGGATCAGTTACTCGGTCGTGCATGCCGCCGTAGGGCCTAGGCTTGAACCCGATCCCCCAGAGGTGCGGGCTCTGCTCGCGCGCGGCGATCACGACCCGGGCAAACACGCTCCTCGTTTTGGGCGCCTGGGCTCTGACGGGATCAGGCTTGGGTTCCTGTGACGCAATGGGCTCAAGGAACTCGAATAGGTCAAGCTGCGCTGTCATCGCAGTCTCTCCAGCAGGCCGGGCACCTCGGTGAATCCGCTGTGCGATGCGGCCCTGGTCATGATTTCCTTGTGCGCGAAGTGCAGTGCATCTGCACGCGAGTCGGCTGATTTGCCCCACTTCCTGCCAACGCGGTAGCAGTAGCCGCCGGTCGGCCCGTGGAAGCTGGTTGAGAAAATCCAGCGAGGCCCGTCGCGCGCAAGTTCGATTTCCAGGCTGACGCGGCGGCCGCGAAGGACGATCAGTTCGTCGATCTCTGCTTTGCTGCACACCGGTCCGTCAGGCTGAACTGGTGCGATGCGCAGGTCAGGTTCCAGGCAGGCAAACAGGTCAAGCTGGGCAGTCATGCTGCCCCTCTGACAACCCACCCCCAAAGCTGCGTGACGCCGCCCGATCTGGAGTTCGGGATGTTCTGCAGCAGCGACCAGCCAGCGCGCTCCAGGACCGCGCGCTGCCGCTCGTTGCTGGCGTCGATCGTGCAGGTCGCCATGTCGTAGCCGAGCGACTGCAGCATCTGCATCTGGTGGCCTTTGAGGCTGTGGCCGTGGCCCTTGCCGCGGTGCTCGCGCTTGATGTGCAGGCTGTGGCAGTGCGCAATCTGGGGCTGGCCGGGCACGCTGTCGATTTCGTAGGCGCCGTGTTCGGTGGCGTAGCGGGTCATGCTGAGCCGCCTTCCTTTGGGGCATGGATGTTGCAGGTCGAGTTTTTTCCGACTGCGAATCCGCCCACCGAGCAGCGCTTGTTCTTTTCCTTGATCCAATCGCCGTAGTATTCAGTATGAATAACGTTTTCGCTCTGGAAATGAGTGCAGTTCGAGCAGGTGTCCGGATTCTTTTTGTAGCCCTGTGCCTGCTTGGCTTCGGATTGCTTGCTCATGCAGCATTACCTTTCTGCTCGAGTTCACCTCCCAACGCCTGCACCAGATAGTCAATCAGCGCCGACAGTTCGCCGGTGGCGATAGCCACATCAGCATCAAAGACGTCACTTTCTGTCGGTCCATCGATCACGATATCCAGGAAGGCGACCTTCTTGAGCTGGGTGCCTTCGGTCAGCACGAAGCTGACGCGGCCGTCCCAGTCGAGCGCCAACTGGGTCGGCAGCTTGCCCTGGCTGATGTGCAGGCGCATTTGCTCGTCGTCGAGGTGGTGGCGGTCGAACTTGACCGTCGCGTTCATCTCGTCGCCACTGTTGAGCTCCACGAAGCGGCCCGCGGCGAAGTGCCCCGGCCAGTCTTCGGGCTTGCCGGACAGCCACTGCGTCATCGCGGCCTGGGGTGCTACCTGGGTATTGAGCAGCGAGAGCTGCAGCCCGGGGAAGCACGTCACCAGCGCGCTGATCAACGTGTCGGCCTTGCCCGAGCTCGAGCAGTCGAGCACCAGGCGGCCGTTGGCCAGATCGAACCAGGCCAGGATGCTCGATTCCTTGGGAAAGGCGTGCGGCAACAGGGCCAGTCGCACCTCGTCCATCAGCTCGCGCGTCTCCTTGCGGCCGGGCTTACGGCCCTCTTGCTCCTGGATCTTGGCGATGCGCTCGTCCATGTGGCGCCCGATGACCGGTGCAGGAACCGACTTGGCTTCGATCTTGAAGCGCAGGATGCGCTGGCCGGCGACGGATTCGACCAGGGCACCGTTCTTCTCGCCGCGCGGCGGGGTCCAGCCGTAGGACTCGGGCTGCGTCGCGCCGCAGGGATGGAAGGGCATCTTGGCCAGGGCGGACTCCATGGCGGCGAGGTCCATCGCCCAGCCCGGGGCGATGCGGTAAATCATGCAGTTCTTGAACATTGGATTGACGAGGTAGGGGCGTGAAAAAGCCCGCATGGGGCGGGCTGGCTTGGGGTTGCAGGAACAGGTCTTTGATGCGACCTAGGGTTACTTGGAAGCCAGGGTGTACCCCTGGCCCTCCTTGGTGATGACACCCTCTGCGGCGAGCCGCTGCAGGTAGCGGCGTACCGTATCGGTCCCGCCGCCGCCCGCCTCACGCAGAGCGCGCACGCTGGGCTTGATCTGGCCGGCGAGTACACCGGCGCGCAGGCGCTGGTAACGGTCTTCGCCGTCCGGTACGGTGGCTTCGACTGGCGTTACTGGCGCTGTTACCGGAGCCGTTACTTCCTCCTGCTTCACTTCGATCACCGAGCATTCCATCGGTGCAGGCGCTGCAGTCATGACCGACAGCGGGACCGCCGCAGCCACTGAGCACCAGGCGCTGAGCGGGTGAACCGCAGGGGGAATTGCTGGCTTCGCGCCACGGGGTAGGGTGGTTCGGTATGGGGCCTGGAACAGTTGCTGACCGGGTGTTACCGGCTTTGGTACAGGTGGCGGTACAGGTGCTTCAATCGCCCGCACCGACTGCACCTCACCCTCATCATCAGGCCGGCGCAGCATCAGCCCGGCGACGCCGAACATCGTCAAGCCGATGGTGCTGACCAACACCGGCATGGCGATGCTGTGGGCCAGCGAAAGCTCAGGCCCCAGCATGCGCGGCAGGGTAGTGCGCTGCTTGGCTTGCAGGTCGGCCAGCTCGCTACGCAGAGGCTCGATGTCTCGCTCCATTGCGTCAGCCTGCCGGATCGCTTGCGTGCCCAGGTGACGCGCCCATGCGTTATCGCTGGCACTTTGGCGTTCGCCGTTGGCCCTCACTCGTGCAGCATCAGCGCGCCTGGTTTCGATCGCCGCGCGCAGGCTGTCGAGTCGCGTAGCTTGGCTGGCAATCGCCGCTTCGGCGTCATGGTTGATCACCATGCGAGTGCCGAAGATGGTTGTGATCTCGAAGACCAGCAGGGTCAGGCCCACCAGGCGTAGCTGGTGGAGCCTGGCAGTCGGCAGCAGCGCGACAAGGAAGAAGGCCATCAGCTCGGTCACGACCATCAGCACGCCGGCCGCGATCAGGATGACGCGAGCCGTGCTGTCGGGCTCGGTCAACTCGAGGCCGCGCACCAGCAGCCAGCCGGCGACCGTGCTGCTCGCCAGGCCAATGGCGGCGCAGGCCAGCGCGATGCTGATCCGCGCCCAGCGGGGCAGAGGGATCGGGTTCATGATCAGCCTTTCATGGGGCAGGGCGTGAAAAAGCCCGCGCGGGGCGGGCTAGGGTTTTGCCGGGCCTTGGCCGGGGCTCAGGCGATCAGGTACTTGTCGAGCTCTCCGGCCGCGATTGCAACCTTGGCCCACTCGGGCTTGCGACCCGGGCCACCAGCCCACAGCTCACCGTTCGGGCCCTGGTACTTGGCCGGCGCCTTGGACTTGCTGGCGGCAGGCCGCTTGGTGGCGAATGCCAGGTCATCCGCAGTCAGGCCATGCTCTCGCAGTTGGGCCTGGATGTTGGCGATGACGCCGTCGCGCTGTTGCTTGCGGACTTGCTCGGCCTGGTCAAGCAGGGAATTGGCTTGCGCGATGAGTTCGGAGTAGGTTTGCATGGTGGCTTCTTGGTGGTGTTGAAAATCAGTAGTCTTCATTCGATTGGGCCGCGTACTCGACATCGTCGTCGTCCATGTCGACCTCGATCTTGGTGCGGCCGACGTACATCGCCATCAAGATTGAGTAGAAGCTGCCGACAATGTCGGGACGGCTGGCCGGCGTGATTTGCTTGCCGTCCAGTCGCAAGGCGTAGACCTCGCCTTCCTTTGTGAAGGCCAGCTGGTGTTCGGCTCGGTACTTGCGGTCTTCGCGGGAGCGGTAGCCGCGGTCGCCCGGGTTCTCATTCTCATCGAGGTAGAGGTGGCCATCGCCGTATTCGCTCATCTCCAGGTAGGCGTAAAAGGCTTCGTTCTGCTCCTTGTGGAAACCGTCGCGCGCTTCCTTGAGCAGATCGCTCAGCTTGATGACCGGTGGCACGTCGGGCATGACGTTCTTGATTGCGCGCTCGAGAGCGACTTGCACCGTGTTGGCATTGCACTCCTGCACCAGCCTGGTGGCAGCCTGGCTGAGGATGTGCTGGAACTTGGCGACGTCGTCGATGCCCAGGCCGTGCGGCATGGCTTCGGTGAGCTGCACAGTCAGCGCCTTGCGGAACTCGCTGCGGAAGCCGGTGGCGTCATCGATCGCCTGGGTGATCGCCTTGGTGATGTGCTGGTCCAGTATGGGCTGCAGCTTCTCGGGCTGCAGGGCGGCGGCAATCGCGCCCTGGATGTCGAGGTCGATGGTGATGTTCATGGCTTGTTGGTGGTGTTAGGTTCGATCCGTGTCCCGTGATTCGACGGCAATCTCTTGCGAGCCGCCCCGTCGTGTCGCGTGCCGGCCCCGTTGATTACGCTGCGCGGGACGGGTCCGGGTGGCCATCACAGGCTTGCTGGCCGGTGGATCAGTCCGGCCTTTGGTGGCAGCTCCCGCTGTGTGTGGTCAGGCGGCGCGCGCCAGCTGCCGGTGCTCAGCCTCGACCACGCCGTTGATGTGCGCCACCAGCGCGGCACAGATCGCCGGGAAGTCGGCCTCGCGGTAGAGCTTGGCGGCCTTCTCCGTTGCTACGGGCGAGAAGCCCAACCCAGCCAGGAAGTCGGCCGTCAGGTTGAAGCCCAGGCGCTCGGTGATCTGCCCGAGCTTGATGGTCGCCCCACTGTCAACCGGCTTGCGCGCCACCGGATAGGTCCGATCGAACTGCTCTTGCGTGACCTTGAGGCCGCCAAACGCGAACGTCTGAGCAGCTGTCCCAGGCTGACCCGCCTTGTGGATCACGTCCTGGGCCGCCAGCTCGGGCTGCGCCGCTTCTGCGGCCTTCTCGATCGCGTCCTGCGCGGCCTCCCGCGCTGCTCGAGCAGCTGCTTCCTGGCGCATGCGCTCGCGCTCGGACTCCATGCGGACTGCTTCCTTGGCTTCGTGGTCCGCAATACGTGCGGCCATGGTGGCCAGCAGGTCCTCGGGGGCCTTGAGCACGATGGCATTCGCATCAGGGAACAGGTGGGCCATGTCAGCGCGTGCCTGCAGCGCCGCCAGGTTGACCTGGATGCGGTCGGCGATCTGGTTGGCTTCGATCTTGGTGCGCGCCAGCTCGTCGGCCACGGCGCCCCGCAGGCTCTCGAGGGTGCGCTTGCTCTTGACGGCACCGCCGAAGTCTGCCGGCACCAGCGGCATCAGCGACTTGCCGATGCGATCGTTCAGGCTGGCGATGTGGGCCTTGAGGGCTGCCATGCCGCCAGCGACGATCTCGCCTCGAATCGCCTCCTTGCGGGCCTTGACCAGCTTGTCGAGCTCCAAGCGAACACGGCGGGCCTCGGCGCTGATGCCATCAATGGTGCGGAACAGGGCGTCGATGCTCTCGGTCTGTGCCAGCGCGTGATCCTTGGCTGCCTTGAGCCGACCCTCGGCATCGCTCAGCCACTTCACGGTCTTCTCGGCATCCGCGAAGTCGCTGTCGCTGTTCAGCGTCCGGTTGATGCCGGAGAACACCGCTAGCGCGTGCTCCCGAAATGCGTCGAGGTTGCTGGCCGTCACCTTGCCGGTGACTTCGATATACAGGGCCGGCAGGTGGTCTGGGGTCTTGCCGATCGGCTTGGGTTCGGCGGCTTTCGCCGGCACGTACTCGGCCAGGTCGACCTCGAACTGCGCCCAGCCTGCGCGGATCTGCTCGGCCAGCACCGGGTTCGATTCGTACCAGCAGTGGCGCTCCTCGATGAGCTGGTCGCATTCATCCCAGCGGCTGGCCATGAACAACACGCGGCCGGTACCAGAAACCATGCACTGCTGTTCCATCTGCACCTGGTACATCAGCGGCAACTCGGCACCCGTGCAGCCGCCTTGCATGGCTTGGCGCAGCTCGTCGTTCAGGCTCTTGTGCTCGAATCCGGTCGACTCGCAGATTGTCAGGCCATCGAATGAGGCCGACAGCCGCCCCAGCGTTCCGACCACGGGGTAGAGGTCGTCGCCGATGATTTTCTCGGCCAGCGGCCGGGCTAGCGCCTCGAAGCGGTGGCCGTCGTCGAAGATGCGCTGGGTGAACGCGTCCACCTCGAGCGGGACTCCGGTGTAGAGCTCGTGCAGCAGCTGGGTGCGGGTCTTGTAGCTGCTGACGCCCATCATGGCCGGCGCGTCGCTGGCATTGAAGTGCTTGGCGCGGTGGGCCAGCCACTCGGGCGAGCCCTGTGTGAGGTTTGTGATGTGCATGATATTCCTTTTGGCGTGAAAAAGCCCGCTCGGCGGCGGGCTGTGTCGGGGTGGAAGATGGCCGGCTTCAGTCCTCGCCGGTCAGCCCCCTCATGAATTCGTCGTGTTCGGGATCTGGCTGCATCACCTCGCCCGTTTCGGGGTCGATGCCTGGCGCACCCCCAGCCTGCTGCGCTTCTTCCGCACGCCCAAGGCCTGCCAGGATCGCTCGCTGCTCGTCGCTGAAGACAGCCTTCGTGCTGAGCATTGCGATCAGATCCTCAGGGGTCTTCTTGCCCGACTCGACGATGGTCCGCCATTCGGGCAGCTTCTCGGCGAAGCGATCGGCGGGGTAGAAGTCCAGGGTAGGGCGGGCCGGCGCGGCCGGCTTGACTGCTGGTTGCGGCGCGCCATCGCCGAGGTCAGCCACATACTTTCCATCCGCCCCCTGGCGCACATCGATGATGTCGTGCAGCTCTTCGGCGGCCGGCAGGCCCATCAGCAGCTCGGGCGCGTAGATGCGGCCAAAGAACGCGGCGCTGCGATAGCGTAGCATCAGGTCGGGCATGGAGCGCCACTTGCTTCCGTTCTTGCCGTACCAGCCCTCAGCGACTGCCATTTCCATCGTGACGGGCGCCGACTCCAGCCGCTCACCGGTGGCCTTCTCCAGGGCCCAGGCTACGCAGCGCGCGTTCTTGATGCGGATGGTGTGCTTGAGCTCCTGCTTGCGGCCATCGACCCACTCAAAAGTGGAGTAGCTGGCATCCATTTCATCCATCCACTCGACATCGAAGCGAAGCGGGGAGAACTTGCCGCAGCCGTTGATCGCCGCGATGATGAACTGGCTCGACCAGCTCGGTCGCCCCTCGATGATGTGCAGGTTCTGCATGATCATCAGCGGGTTGGCATTCATGCGCTGAGCCATGTCGAGGGCCACCACGCAGTTGGAGAGCGCGGCTGGGTTGGCTTCGATCGTCTGGTTTTTGCCGTAGCCCTTCGTCACCATTGCCTGATAGGCGGTCGGAACCATGCTGCTGTTGCTGAACAGCTTGGCGGCGCGCTGCAGGAACTCGAAGCTGGCCAGGTCGCCGAACCCCATAGTGGTCACAGCGGAGGATGCTTGCGTGGATGCCGCCAACTGGCGGGACTGCGCTGGATTGAGTGGTGCGTTCATGTCATTTCCCGGTTGATCTGCGGCGGAATCCGCATTGACCAGGCGCGCAGCCTGGGCGATGGAGACTCAGAGGCGGTGCGTGATGCGCTGCCAGGCCTGCTTGAGGCTGGCGCGCCGGCCGTGTCCGCTGTGGCGGTAGATGCGGTACAGGCCCAGGAAGATGCGCGGCGTATCGGTCATTCGCGCCACGCTGCAGCTTTGAGGGGCTGCCCGGTGCGCTGCTCGGCCGTGAAGGGCTTGAGGTTGGCGGTCTGGACGATGTTCATCTTCTCGGCCGCCCGGGTGCCGCCCCGGCTGCTGTTGTAGGAGCGCATCAGCGACTTGGCGAAGGCAGAAAGCTGGGGCTTGGTCATGCGGCTCCCCCGGTGGCCGCGCGCTCCGCCATCTTCTGGGTGGAGATGGCAGGCGACCACGGCATGTACTTTCCAACGACTTCGGGCGCCTCTTTGTAGGCTGGGCCTTTACCCCAACACAGCGACTTGATGCCGGTCTCAGTGTCAACTTCGATGCGGCAGGAATTCCACATCGCAGCCAGATCAGTCCATCCGTGATTAGCCATCCACTCGCTGCGCACATGGGGCATGAGGCGCGGGTATCCACAACCCTTAGAGCACGCAATGACTTCTGGAAGCGAAATTCCGCCATTAACCGTGAAGCGATTTGCTTTTGCTCCGCATTGCGGGCATGGGTTCAGCTGCTGCTCGCTCATTTCTCACTCCCCAGCAGCGCATACCGGTGCAGCAGCTCGGCCGGCACGGGCTCGATCGCACCCTCCCGGCAGACGTAGTGATCGGTGTCGCGGATCTGCAGCAGCTCGGCGCTGGGACCGCGCAGCAGGTGGCATTTGCGCACCAGGCTGGCAACGTGCTCAGCCTGGGCCTGGGCGTCAGCCAGGTCGGCGGCTTGTGCTGCCTGCACGTCGGCGTCGCTCGGGCCGCTGGCGATGTGCATGACGGCAAACAGCGCGGCGGCGGCGGTGATGCCACCCAGCCAGTTCTTGAAGGTCTGGTTCATGCCGCCTCCCTTGCGCGCAGCATGGCGTCGGCCATTTCGTAGGCATCAATGGCCAGCCCAATGCGCCAGTCAGGGTTGTGAAAAAGCCTAGATCCAGCGGCAGCATCATCCATTGCTGATGAGTAAACCGACGGTAAAACCTTGGCCGCGAAGTAGTCGCGCAGGGTCATGCCATCGCAAAGTGCATGCGCGGTGTAGGTTTGCCCAGGATGGAGCGGGATCGGAAACGCCGGCCCGCCGTTGTTGATGTTGCTCATGCCACTTTCCTTTCGTTGATTCGCGCTTGGCGCCTGGATTCGAGGATTTCGCGCACCGCGTCGGCGGCAACCTCTTTCATCTGCAGGCCATACCTGGAGTCGGTCGCTGCGATCTGTTGCAGCGCTTGAAACATTGCGTCGCGCTCGGCGGTCACGACCGCGAAGGCCTGGACAACTGGCGCGGCTTGGAAGCCGGTGGGGATGGCAGCGAGGCTCATATGCAGGCCCTCTCTTTTTCCATCGCCTTGACCAGCTCGCCGGTAATGCGCTGCCAGTCCTTCTCGGTGGCCGCCTGGACCAGCCAGGGCGCCGGCTTGTCGCTACCCAGCGGCAGGAGCTCGAATTCCAGCTCTTCCGGGTCATCGGGCAGCCAGTCGTCCCAGTGGCCGCGGCGGTTGCAGATGGGCGGCGAGTAGCTTTTCAGGCGGGCCCGGCAGGGCAGGCCGCGCTTGACGGTGGTTCTGATCTCGAGCATGGGCGCTCCAAAAAGAAGCCCGCGCGAGGCGGGCTGGTTATTCATGTGCTGGGTGGCTTCTTCTCGATGGCGACGACTTCGACTTGAAGCCAGCCAGCCCGGGTGGCCAGGTCTGCGCAGACTTGCGCGGCATCAGGAATGGAGTAGGGCTTTGCGCGAACCGGCTTTTTGGTCGCGTTGCGCAACCAGTCCTGCTCGCTGAACGGCTCGGCCTCGCGCTCACCCCCCCTTGCGCTCAGCATCAGATGCCGATCCCGCGCCTTTTGCAGTGCGCCCGGCGGGATGCCTTGGACGCGCCAGCCCTTGTGAAGCGAGTCGGGGACCGCTCGGGTCTTGCGCTCTTTCTGGTGCAGGTCGAGCTTGCAGATGTGCAGTGGCTGGCCTTGGTAGTTGACAAACTGCAGCGTCATTCGTGACTCCAAAAAAATGCCCGCCAGGTGCATGACACGCTGGCGGGCTAACCCCCGTCGCAGAAACGGGGCAGGGAGGATGGTGGTTGGCTAGTGGCTGCGCGCCATGCAAATCAGCAGGCGGCCGATCAGCGCGGCGACAAAGGCATCCTTGTCCGGGCTGGTGCGGTAGGCCTCAAACATGGCGTCTGCCTTGAGACCGTGGTGGCCCAGGCACAGGGCAATGCGCTCATCCTGAATCACAATAGGGTTTTCAACTTGGGGGTTGTTCATGGCGAATTGGGTAATGACACATGACTGCCCGCATTGCGGGGCGAAGAACACCGGCTTTAGTGGCGTCAGCGGGTACGGACTGGGCAACTTTGTGTTTGCACTGCTAGCCAGTTGCAATGCCTGCAATGGCCCTCTTACAGCGGTGGTTGACACCGGTGGGCAGGCCTCTCAAATCCGGGAGTTGAGCGGAGATGTATTGAGGAATTCTCGGCATCGTGTGCTGAATGTGTTCCCCACTCCAAAACCCATCGAGGCGCCGGCCAGCGTCCCGGACAAGGTTGCTCGCTCATTCATCGAAGCAGCCACCGCCCGGCGCGCCAAGCTGTGGAACTCAGCTTGCGCAGCCTACCGCCGCACGATGGAGCTGGGCCTGAAGACCATGAGCCCCGACATCGAGGTCTGGAAGCTTGAAAAACGCATCGACCGGCTTGCTACCGAGCACCGCATCACGCCCGAGCTGCAAGCCTGGGCGCATGAGCTGCGCCTGGACGGCAACGAAGCACTGCATGGCGACGAAGACGCCACCGAGGAGATGACTGAGCAGATGCATCACCTGTGCTGGTTCTTGCTGACCTATCTCTACACGCTGCCCAGCCAGGTTGAGGCCATCAGGGCTCGACGTTCCGGCTTGGAAACCCCAGCACCCTGATCCAAGGCGCTTGGGTTTTGCCCCTCTTGCGAAGGGCTCTTGCCCCAGGTGGTTTCGCTTCGACCGACCACATTGCCGTGACATCTGGTGCGACCTGCCTGGTTGTTGTTTCCGGTGTTTTTTCTCTTGGCTCCGTAGCCTCAACCCCTGTACTTTGTGCCGCCCCTGGTTTGGCGGTGGTCCTGGGGCCTAGAAGGGCGCGAACCTTGACCTGATCGCTCGACTACCGGGTATGCCCTCGTCGCCTTCATCCTTGCCTTGCTGCCGTCTTGCGCTCTTCGCTGCGGCATGGATAAACTTTAGCACAGCTCAATAAAAAACAAAAGCAACGCTAAAATATTTCACATACCGACCCGATCCTGGGCTGTGCGCAGGGTCAGACACCGGCGGCATGGGGCTGGCGGGCAGAGTCGGTAAAATGGAGCACGATGATGCAAATAATGAAGACGCACCGCACCACGCGAGGCCGCCCATGAAGGCGGTCTCCTTGTTTTCGGGCTGCGGTGGCTCGGACGCCGGCGTGATCGCGGCCGGCTTTGATGTGGTGATGGCCAACGACAAGCTGGCCTATGCCAGGGACGTTTATCTGGCCAACCACGCCGCGACCGACTACCGGCTCGGCGATGTGGGCAAGATCGAAACCTTCCCGGATGCCGAGTTGCTGGTGGGTTGCTACCCTTGCCAGGGCTTTAGCCAGGGCGGGGTGCGCGAGGCCTCACGCTCGATCAACACGCTGTACCTGGAGTTCGCCCGAGCGCTCCACGCCATCCGCCCCAAGGCCTTCGTGGTGGAAAACGTCTCTGGCATGGTGCGCAAGAACTTCGCCCACCTGCTGCAGGACCAGTTCAAGGTCTTCACCGACGCCGGCTACCAGGTCAAGGCCCAGGTGCTCAATGCCGCCGATTACGGCGTGGCGCAAGACCGCAAGCGCATCCTGATCGTGGGTGTGCGCAACGACCTGGGGGTCGAGTACCACTTCCCCGCACCGACCCATGGATCTGACCGCGAGCAGCCGCACGTCACAATCCGGGATGCGATCGGCGACCTGCCTGCTTGGCCTGAAGGCGAGTTCTATGCCCGCGAGTTCCACTGGTACTACCTCAGCCGTGATCGCCGCAGGGCGTGGGACGAGGTGTCCAAGACCATCGTGGCAAACCCGCGTCATGTCCCCCTGCACCCCATGAGCCCCAAGCTCGTCAAGCAGGAGCACAACGTCTGGAGCTTCGCGACTGATGCGCCGGCGCGCCGCTTCAGTTACCGTGAGGCGGCCCGCCTGCAAGGCTTTGCGCATGACTTCGTGTTTCCCGACACGCCTGCCGGAAGTCTGGACATGCGCTACAAGGTGATTGGTAACGCCGTGCCGCCACCTTTGTTCGAGGCCGTGGTGCGCGCCTTGCCTGATGTGTGGGGCTGATCCGTTCGGTCAGCTGATCCTGAGTGCCAGGGCTTCATCGATGGCTGGCTTGACCAGCGCGCCATGCTTCATCAATTCATAGGCATCCGCGAGCCTGACCAGGCGCAGTCGATCGATCACAATCGCTGTTGCCATGTCGCGTTTCTCTTGCCAGTCCATTTTCCCATCGCGCTCGTCGGTCAAATCCAGCGGCATGAAGTAATAGGTCGACCAGTCGTGGCCTGTCACCAGTTTCTTGCTTAATTTTGCGGGTGATGCCTCAAGCATCTTGTCTGGCCAACCGTCCACGGTACAGCCACATTGACCCAGCGCAATGGGAATGTGATCTCGCTCATCTCCCAAATCATGCCAGGCGACCAGGTCAAGACCACCGTCACCAACATCGCTGTCTGGAAAGTCTCGTCTTTCCAGGCGCAACTCACCTCGAATGTCTTGGGCTAGAAGCGTCAGTTTGTCGAAAAGTTTTCCCTTGTACCGGGTGCCGTGCGCAGCTCCAAACCGGTGAACCTGAGATTTCCTAGGCATCAGATCCTTGAATACAAGAAACGAGACCTGTTCAAACGAGGCTGTATACGTGTTGCGTCGTTTTTTTGGGCAGTACTTCAGCAGCGAAGACAGCAGCAATTGCAGGTAGAAATAGTGGGTTGCATTTAGATCGATTTTAAGCTTGATTTCTTGCGTGTGATGATCAATATCAAATGGCCAGCTTTCACCGAATATAATCGATCGCCAGCGAAGTTGCCGAAAGCAAGCCGCCGACAAGGCTTCGTCATCATCGGTTTTCTGTAGCCCCGAGTCTGGTTCTTCATGATCTTCCAGACTAAAGATATCTGGATCTATTGGATCATCACCATCTTCCGGTGTTGTGTCTTTGGATTCGCCGATGGCCTCGGCCAGGTTGTCACGCGAGAACCGTTTGTCTGTGTGAGTCAGACAGCGCAGTTCGATGTAGTCGCACCATCGGTAGCGGGCGTAACGAGGCGCGTCAGGCTTCGTGCTGACGTTTTCCAGGATGGGCACTGCTGGCATTTTTGGCGAGGCTGGAACACTGGAGTGACGCCGGCGTGTGCCAGCCACGGCATCGATTACCTTTTTCATCTCACTCGTCATCTGTAATTCGCTTGGCCTGGATTGCATTGCGCAAATCAAATGCCCGCTTGCGTATGGCCTCGGCCACCTCCTCGTCTCCAGTGGCGGGGCGATCCACTTGCGGCATCCAGCCCCAGGCCTCCTGCAACTTGCGTTCGATGGCCTTGAGCGTCAGGCTCAAAGCCTGTGCCGGCCCGCGACTGATCAGGAATGCGGTTTCGAGATTTCCTTCCTCGACCAGTACCGAGATGGCGGCTTTAGATTCGACCACGGCGGCCAGTTGCTTCAGATTGCGAGAGTCACCCAGAACCGGTTTCTGGTTGCCACGTGCGACGAACATCCAGCTCAATAGATTCTTGAGCGCCTCGTCCTTGATGCCTGCTCCTATCATGTCTTGGCGGCCTTCTAGCCCAAGGTAGTCGGCAATGTTGCTGTAGCTGATGGCAGTGCTCAACACGGAAAAATCAATCTCCTGCGGATTGAGTCCTGGTACGCCGTAGAAGTTTTCCGCCTCGGCCCGGTCGTACAGGTTCAAGGCGGTCAGCATCTGTGCCACGTAGTCGCTGCGGCTGCCAATTTCACGGGCCAGTGCTGAGGTTTGTTGTCGGGGATCTAATCCGGCGTAAAAGCGGTCGCGCAGTTTCTTGATGTAGCGGGCCTTTTGCAGGCTGCTCCAGCTCTTGATGCCAGTGATGTGACGAAAACCGAGGTAGCGCAGGATGGCATCCTCGTTGTCGAAAATCAGGCAGGGAACCTCTTCGGGTTTGTGGCGAGCCTGCTCACAGGCTTCTTCAACTGAGTTTCTCCCAGCAGGCACCGGCACCAAGCCGTTCAGAAGCTTGAGGGCTGCCAACCGGCGATTGCCCTCGATCACATGGTAGCGATTGGTTGCCGCAACCTTCACCACGAGCAGGGGCTCTCCAGGAAAATATCCCTGGTCGGCAATCGAGTTCAGTACCTCCAGCAGGCGCTCATCTCGAATGAAGCGCTCGATCAAGTCTTCTTCTGGACCCCCAGCTACTTCTAGTGAAAACCGTGGGTTATGCGGGTCAAAGTCAAGTTGGAGCACGGGTATCGACTCGCGCTCGGGCTGGGATTTTTGTTCGATGTTGTCCATGTTCGTTCTTCTTGCCGGTTTGTCATCCCTTGCGCAGCGACCACCAGGCCAGCACCTTGCCGCAGATGGTGATGGTGTCGCCTTCCTTGGCCAGATCGTAGCGCTCCTCGTCGGGGAACTCGACCTGGTTCTCGCTGCGCAGGATCAGCGTGCCGTTGGCCAGGATCAGCGCCTTCTTCAGCAGAAGCCGACCGGCCACGTCGACCACATAGATGCCTGGCGCATCGATCGCGCGCTGCGCCACGTCCACGAACACCAGGTCGCGGTGGTTGATCGCCGGCCACATGCTGCGGCCCTTGGCGGTCAGCATCTTGATGCGCTGGGCATCCACGCTGCCCACTTCCTCGCGCACCCAGCGCTCAAGCACGTCCAGGTGCTGCACCACTTGCTCCAGCTCATCCACGACGGCGCCGTGCCCCATGGACGGCTGGGCCGACAGGTGCTCCAGGCGGATGTAACCCTCAGGCGGTCCGGTCAGTTCGACTGACGCAGGCACCACGGCATTGCTGGCTTCAGACGTCGGCATGGTGGCAGGCAGCTTGACTGCCAAGCTAGGACTGATTTCCTCAATCGAGCAGCCGAAGCCTTGCATGTAGGCAGAGGCATGCTCAAGCCCAATCGGACGGTGGCCAGAAATGTGCTGGCTGATCATCGATGGCCCCCCGGGCACTTTGTAGCGCCTAGCAAATTCGGCCTTGCTGATCCCGGTTTCTTCTTTGAGCTTCTTGAATTTGGCAGCGAGGTTGGCGCCCTCGCGTTGTGCCTGCGTTATGTCTTGCATATAGCAATGCTATAGATTTTGGGTTTTAGCATGGCTTGAATAATCGTTAAGCTATGCTAAAGTATTACTCATGAACCTCAAGACCTACCTGACCAAGAGCAAGCAGGTGGACCTCGCGCGGAAGCTGGGCGTCACCCAGGGCGCGGTCCATCAGTGGGCTGTCGGCCTGTCGCGACCGTCCGCCGAGCGCAGCATCCAGATCGAGAAGGCCACCGCCGGCGCGGTGAGCTGCGAAGAGCTGCGCCCCGACGTGGACTGGGCCTACTTGCGCGGCACAGCCCGCAAGCCCCGCCGAGCTGCCGCCCCAGCGGCTGTGGAGGCGAGCCATGCGTGAGACGACCACGACGTATTCCCTGCCCCTGACCGAGCGCGAGAAAACAGCCATCCAGAAGGCGCTAGCCGCCCTGGACGGCCTGACGCTGATCGAAGCCTTTCGTGTGGCCCTGGACCTCCAGCACCACGTCGAAGACCAGCGTAGAGCCCTCTGGAAGAAGGTGGTTGAGCCGACGCAGTTCAGCGCGGCAGATGCCGTCCAAGAGCTCTGAGCTTTTTGTCCAGCTGCGCCATGTGTTCTTCGAGAGAGTTCGGAAATTCGTACGGATCGGTCCTGTCCTGGTCCGCGATGTTGAGCCGCTGCTTGATCTCCTGCATCTCGATGAAGTTGAGGATCAGCAGCTGCTTGAGCTCGGCCAGTTCGTTGTTGTTTTGCATGTCCGCCCTCCTTGGGCTTGATGGGTGTGTAGGAGCTTCCATCGTAAGCCAGGGTAGGGCGGGCCCCCGGATAAGGGAGGAGAGCCATGAGTGAGTTGACCCGAGAGCAGGCCGGCTCGGTGCTTGACGCCTTGCATCTGGCCAAGACCGAGTTCCTTTTCCACAGCGGCTGTATCGCAACGGACAGGCCCGACCTGCCGCTGTCGCCAGAGACGAGCTGGACTGTGGACTTCTCGCGCGTGCTCGAGGTTATCGATGCCGCTGTCGCGATGTTGGGCGACGGCCCAGGCCGTACTGGTCCCGGATGTACGCGTTGTAGTAAGTGCCTGCCGAGCGAGCCAATTGCAGACCCTGCCAGATGTGAGGTGGCACCCCTGGGTAGTCGTAGCCCTGAGGGTTCCTCGTGAACCAGATGGTCAGCGTTTGCGTCTGCGACTCGTATGCCGCGTGGTCGATCGCGGACGAGTTGAAGTTGCGGAATTCCATTTTTGGGTGGCCCTTTCCGATTGATGGTCAGTGTGAGAACTCCCATCGTACCGGACCGGGTCGACCCACCCCCTTTTAACCCACCCCTGAGGACCAAACCATGTTCGATACCCCCATGTTTGCCCGCGCCACCGTGTCGGGCACCAAGCGGTCGTCGCGCGTCGAAACGCGAGTCACCGACGAGACCAAGTTCGAGCTCGCGCGCAAATGTCACGAGCTCGGCATGACCGAGTCCCAGTTCCTGGAGCGGCTGGTCGAAGTGAGTTTGTACGGCGCAGAGCATGTGCTCAGTGTCGAGCGAGAGCGTACTGCAAGGGTGTGCGGTTTGTCGGAGCTTTTCCCGCAAAAGTAACCAGAAACGTCCGCAGCCATGCGGGCAAAAGAAAACCCCGCTTCAACGGTGCGCTAACACCTCGGCGGGGTTCCAAAAACGAAAGTGATTATGCACCCCTTCATCCAGATGATCAAGCCCTCCCAGGAGGCTGCAGCATGAGCCGCAAGACAACCAGGCGCCGCAGGACTGCGCCGACCAATCCGATTGCGCTCGCGCTGCACAAGGCCACCGGCTTCACAAGCCTCGAGCTCTCGCGCATCGAGGCGCAGCTGCGCGACCACTTCGGCGCACTGCGCAGCGGTGGCGGCACGCGCTACCACTTCGCTGGCGTTTGCACCGCCTGCGAACTCGGCCTGGCCATCGAGAGCCGCGGCATCGTGCGCGGCCTGCGTGACCAGTTCCAGGCGGCCGAGCGCCTGCTGCTCGAGCTCAAGGGTAAGGCTGAAATCGGGGGGGGGTGGATCAATCCGATCCTGACCGGACCTCAGCTGTCACAGCTCGACGAGCTGATCGACCTGCATCTCTTCCAGCTCAAGCAGCTGTCCTACGGCGAGTACCAGGCCGCCTGGCAGCTGATGGTTGGCCGGGTGACGAGCTCGGGCGGCGATTTGATTCGTGAGGGAGTGACGGCATGAGCAGCCCCCTTCTGATCAACGAGCCACCGCTGCAGGTCCTGCCGTCGCTGGCGAAGGCTATCGGCCTGCAAGAGGCCATCGTGCTGCAGCAGTTCAACTACTGGCTCGGCGCTTCGACCAATGTTCACGACGGCAGGCGCTGGATCTACAACACCTACGAGGACTGGGTGAAGCAGTTCCCGTTTTGGTCTGCCGAGGCGATCCGCAAGATCGTCAAATCCCTGCGCGACAAGGGCGTGATCCTGACCCGCAAGCAGTCGGAAAGCTCGTGGAACAAGACCAACTTCTACACGATCGACTACGAGCAGCTGGACCGCCTGACGGTGCCAGTTCTCCATGCGGCGGAATTTACCGCATCGACCGGAAAATCCTCCGGATCGACCGGAGAAATTTACCGCATGGAAGCGGCGAAATCTACCGCATCGAAGCGGCGGGATTTACCGCATGTCTATACAGAGACTACACAAGAGACTACACAGGAGATTATTCCCGAAGCGCCTTCGGCACCGGCTGCGCCGGCACCTTCGGACGCTCCGGCCGTAGTCGTCTTTCCTGCTGAACCTGCTGCGGCCAAACCGGCCCGCACTCGCAAGTCCAAGAAGGCTGACACCGTCCCTGCTGACGAAACCGAGCTGCAGGCAGCCTGCCGGGCAACCTGGAGCGCCTACAGCACCGCCTACGACACCCGCTACGGCGCGCTGCCGGTGCGTAACGCCAAGGTGAACGCGGCCGTCAAAGGGATCGTCCAGCGCCTGGGCGCCGATGAGGCCCCGGCTGTCGCCGCCTTCTTCGTCGGCAACGTCAATGACGCCTTCGTGGTGCGCGCCTGCCACGACATCGGCCTGCTGCTCAAGTCTGCCGAGGGCTACCGCACCCAGTGGGCCACCGGCACGGCCGTCACCCAGACCCGGGCCCGTCAGGCCGACCAATCCGCCGCCAACTACGACGCTGCCGCTGAGGCCCTGGCGCTTGTGCGTGCTCGCCGTGCCGACCGGGCTGCCCAGGCTCAACAGGAGGGGAGCTGACCATGCTGAACGACCACGACATCGAGTGGCTGATCGGGCAGATCATCGGCACGGCCGAGCTGCTGGGCCACGACATCAAGCCCACGGCTGCCGCCATGCTGGCCGACGACCTGAGCAGCTATCCGCGCCAGGTGCTGGCCGCGGCACTGTCTCGCGTGCGCACCGAGCACTCTGGCCGCTTGACGCCCAAGGTCATCATCGATCGCATCGACGAGGCCATGGGCCGCCCATCGGCCAATGAGGCCTGGTCGATCGCCATCACCGCGCTGGACGAGCGCAAGACCGTCGTTTGGACCAGCGAGATGTCGCAGGCCTGGGGTGTGGCTCATCCGATTGCCCAGCAGGGCGACATCGTCGGCGCCCGTATGGCCTTCATCGGTGCCTACGAGCGCCTGGTGCGCACCGCCCGAGATGAGCGCCGCCTGCCCGAGGTGACCGTTTCGCTGGGGGCGGATGCATCCGACCGGGCGCTTGCAGTCGAGAGGGCCGTCCAGCTGGGCTACATGCCCGCCGCGGTTGCGCAGCAATACCAGCAGCACCTGCCGGCGCCCGAGGCCTTCAGTCCCGGCTTCAACCCTGTGGCCATGTTGATGGGGCGTATCGAGGTCACCAAGGATGCGCCGCCCGAGGTCAAGGCCAAGCTTCGGCAGATGCGCGACGAGATGGCTTCTTCCGGTCAGCGCCGTCAAGCCGAGCGCGCGCGCCAAGTGGCAGCCGATGCTGCTGAGTTGGCCGCCCGTAAGGCCGAGATTCAGCGCCGCGTTGACGGTTACATCAACTCGCAGGGGGTAGCTTGAAATGGACCGAGACCATGGAGCGCATCGCAGCGCACTACACAGCCATGGCCATGCAGCCGGGCTGCTGGCAGTACGCCCAGGCCCGAGTGGCCGAGCTCGAGCAGGAGCGGGGCGGCCACTGGCTGGGCCTGCGGGCCGAGGTGGGGCGGCGGATCAAAGCGGCGGGCTTCCGGCCGGCAGCCAGCGACCTGGCGCCATTCGAGCGCGCGGCCGAGCCATTGCCGCAACGACGGCGCATGCATGGGGGATGACGACATGAACATCATCATGGGCATCGACCCGGGCGCCAATACAGGCATCGCCATCTACCAGGCCGGTAAGCTGGCCGAGCTGCAGACCGTTGAGCCGCACCAGCTGGTCGAGGTGATCGAGACGGTTATGCCCGGTCGCGTCGTCTTCGAGGACAGCCGCCTGATCAGCCCGACCTGGAAGCGCGGCGTCAGCAATGCGGCCCAGCTCAAGATTGCCAGGGATGTCGGCCAGATTGACGCCTGGTGCCGCCTCATCGTCGCGACCTGCGCGCGCCTGGGTATCCCCGCCCACGGCATCAGTCCAAAGCACAAGGGTGCCAAGCTCGACGCCCGACAGTTTACGGCGCTGACGGGATGGGCTGGCCGCAGCAACGAACACTCGCGTGATGCCGCATGCGTGGCCTGGCAGTTTAGGGGTGCCCGTGCCTGAGTCGCTGACCATCGAGCTTTTCAATCGCCAGCAGGCATGGGTTGCCATCAAGGCGCAGCTGTTCCCATTCCTGGCGACTGTGCTGCAGTCGGGCGGTCGCTGGGTGCTGACCGTCAGCCGGCGCAAGCGCACCAAGGCGCAGAACCGCCGCTACTGGGGCAATGGCGTGCTCAAGCAGATTGCCGAGCAGGCCATCGTGGGCGGAAAGCTCTACGGCGCCGAGGTCTGGCATGAGCAGATGAAACGCATGTTCATCGGCGTCGAGGAGCTTCCTTGCGGCCAGGTTGTCGGCATGAGCTCAACCAAGCTGACGACCGCCGAGTTCTGCAGCTTCTGCGATCAGGTCGAGGCATACGCCGCGACCGAGCTCGGTGTCACCTTCTATGACCTGCAGGAGCACGCATGAAAAGCAGAAGCGAGATTGAAGTAAGCGAAGTCTGGAAGCCAGTTGTCGACTACGAAGGGCTCTACGAGGTCAGCAACCTTGGCAGGGTCAGGTCGTTGTCAAGAGCATGGAAGTCACGATATGCCGTGAACACATTTCCGGGTCGTGTTCTTGCGCAGGCAGTCAAGAGAAATGGCTATCGGGTAGTAAGTCTTTCCAGCCAAAACAAGCAAAAGCAGTTTTTGGTCCATCGAATAGTTCTTGAGGCTTTCGTCTTCATCCAGCCGGATGGCATGGAGGCGTGCCATGCCAATGGCGACAGGGGCGACAACAGAGCATCGAACCTGAGATGGGATACCCGCAGCGGAAACCACCAAGACAAGCATCTTCATGGAACTGCTCAGGTTGGAGAAAAAGCCAACAACGTCAAGCTGACCGACCGGATTGTTGCCGAGATACGCCGAAGGAAGCTGACGCCATCGCAGGCCATGCGGGAGTTCGGACTGAGCAAGACAAACGCAGCGCGAATCGTCAATGGAGTTACCTGGAGGCACATCAGTGCGTAGCAAAAACAAAAGCCCAATGACGAAGGCGGAGCGCGAGTGGGTGCAGCGCGTGGCTCAGCTTCCGTGTGTTGTCTGTGGCTCCGAGGGCGGGTCTGAGGTCCACGAGCCCGAGCAGGGGCTCTGGTTCGCATCCATTCCGCTGTGCCCGGACTGTCATCGAGGGCCGCAAGGCTGGCATGGCACCCGGCTGCGCTGGACTCTGCGCCGCATTAGCGAGCTGCAGGCCATCAACAAGACCATCCAGCAGCTCAACGCCGCCTGAGTAGCTCATGCATCAGCTCGCCCTCGACCTATTCCCCGCCGCCCTGACAGCGATCAGGCGGTACACCGACGATGAGGATCGGGTGCTCACGGTCAAGGTGCAGGCGGGCAACGAAAAGCTGGCCAAGCCAGGCCCTGCCAGCGTGTTTGATCTCGCGGTGATGCAAGTGCGGTCCGTGAGGCTGGCGAGCGAGCAGCGCAGGCGCCACAGTCGCGTGATCGAGAAAGAGGGCGGGCGGCGCGTCCGCATCATGGTGGACGAGCGCGAGACGCCGGAGTGGCAGGAGCGCGAGTTCCAGAGGCGGGCGCGCCAGGTGGTGCCAAGGCCGCCGAAGGCAGTAGAGACGAAGGGCGAGAAATTGAAGCAGATGATCGGAGGGAAGTGATGGCTAGACCGTCGAAGTTGAGCCCGGAGCAGTGGCTGGAAGTCGAGCGGCGGGTGATCGATGGCGAGTCCATTCGATCGCTTGCCAGGGAGTTCTGCGTCAGCGAGGGGGCAATCAGGCAGCGCGTATCTACGCAAACTACGCGCGTCAAAAACGTGGCGCAAAAACTCGCCGAGGCCCAGACCGCGCTGGCCGAGCTGCCCATCCGCCAGCAGTACACCGCCATTTCCCTGGCCGACAAGCTGCGCAACATCTCCGACAACCTGGCTGCAGCCGCCCAGTACGGCGCCCAGACAGCGCACCGCCTGAGCGCGCTGGCCAACTCCGAGGTGGCCAAGGTCGACGACGCCGACCCACTGAAGTCGGTCGATAGCCTGAAGGGCGTCGCCGCGCTGACGAAGCTGGCGAACGACTCGGCCGGGATCGCGCTGAATCTGATGGCCGCGAACAAGGAGCAGATCAAGGCGATCAACGACGAGCCGCCGCGCCGCCGCCTCATCGACCCGAGCAAGCTGTCCGATCAGGCACTCGAGGAGTTGCTGGGGGCTCGAGAGATCGATGCTTGACTTGCTTGCGGATGAGGATCTGCTCGAGGCCGAGCGTGAGCTGTGCCGCCGCGGCCTGTCGCGGTTCATCCGTCGCGCCTGGAGTGTGCTGGAGCCCGGGCAGCGTTACACCCACGGCTGGCACATGGACGCCATTGCTGATCACCTGGAGGCCGTGACGCGCGGTGAGATCACGCGGCTGCTGATCAACATCCCGCCCGGCACCATGAAATCCATGAGCGTGTCGGTGTTCTGGCCGGCATGGGAGTGGGGGCCAAAGGGCAAGCCCAGCGTTCGCTTCATCGGAGCCAGTCACGAGGAGGGTCTGGCCACGCGCGACAACATGAAGGCGCGCCGCCTGATCACTTCCGAGTGGTACCAGCGCCTGTGGCCCACGCCGCTGACGGGTGACCAGAACCAGAAAACCTACTTCGAGAACACCAGCACCGGCTGGCGTCAGTCCTGCCCGGTGGGCTCGATGACCGGCCGACGTGGCGACCGTGTGGTCTGGGACGACCCGCACAGCGTCGAGGATGCCCACTCGCCAAAAAACCTCGAGTCGGCCAACCGGGTGTTTCGCGAGACGCTGCCAACCCGCCTGAACAACCCCGACAGCAGCGCCATCATCATCGTGATGCAGCGCCTGCACGAGCGCGACGTGTCCGGGCAGATCGTGGCCGGCGACCTGGGGTATGAACACCTGTGCCTGCCCATGGAGTACGAGGGGCCGCGCAAGGCCACCAGCATCGGCTTCACCGACCCGCGCACCACGCCGGGCGAGCTGCTGTTCCCGGCGAGGTTCCCGCGAGAGGTGGTCGAGCGCGACAAGAAGATCATGGGCGACTACGCCGTCGCCGGCCAGCTCCAGCAGCGGCCCGCGCCGGCCAAGGGCGGCGTCATCAAGACCGATCAGTTCAAGGTCGTGGATGCCATCCCGGCCGGAGTCGAGAATTGGCGACGTGGCTGGGACCTGGGGGCAACGCTCGGCGGCGACTACACGGCAGGCGCCAAGATTGGTGCACTGGCCGATGGCCGCTACATCATCGCTGACGTCGCCCGGGATCAGCTCGAGACCCACGACCGCGACCAACTCATCAAGAATGCTGCTGACCGTGATGGCCGAGGCGCCGTGACTCAGGACATCCCGCAAGACCCCGGCCAGGCCGGCAAAGGCCAGGTATCCTCCTTCGCGAAGCTGTTGGCCGGGCATGCGCTGCATTTCAGCCCGGAGACGGGCGACAAGGTGACGCGCGCGACTCCATTTGCATCCCAGGTCAACGCCGGCAACGTGCTGCTGCTGCGCGGTGCTTGGAACCAGGCATTCATCGACGAGTGCAAGACTTTCCCGGGCGGCGCCTATGACGACCAGGTCGACGCGGCAGGCCGGGCCTTCAACGGGCTGCTGAGTCCGTCTGTCGGCATCTTCACATGATGACCGCCTCCCTAGCATGGGGCGCATGGAATTCGTCACCAACACCTACGAAATAGCCCGCGCCCGTGAGGCTATGGTCGCCGGGCTCGGATCGCTCGATGTCAAGCGGCCGACGGCCTGGGCCCAGTACGGCTACCCCACCAACGTCACGTTTGCCGACATGCTGCAGGCCTACGAGCGCGGCGGCCCAGCTCAGGGCGCGGTGCACCGGCTGCTCGACAAGTGCTGGCAAGAGCTCCCGCGCATCAAGTGCCCGGACAGCGACGAGGAGACGCCATGGGAGAAGAAGGTCGCCGCCGTCCTGCGCAGCGTCAACGCCTGGGCCAAGCTGCGTGACCTTGACCGCAGGAATATGGTTGGGCGCTACGCTGCGTTGATCTACCGGGTGGCCGATGACAAGGCCCTGCGCGAGCCGCTGGATCGGGCCTCCCGCCTGGTCGACCTGGTTCCGGTCTACGAGGACCAGATCAAGGTCACGCAGTGGGAGAGCGACGCGAACAGCCAGCTCTACGGTCAGCCGCTGATATTCCAGTTCCAGTCGCGCCGGATGGCGCTTGGAGACGACCAGGGCCAGCCTATCGAGTGGGCCGACGTGCACCACAGTCGGGTGCAGATCCTGGCCGAGGGCAGCGTGGGTCATATGTTCGACGGCGTGCCGCTGTTGAAGGCGGGCTACAACAGCCTAGTTGACCTCGAGAAGATCAGCGGCGGCTCTGGCGAGTCCTTCTTGAAGAACAGCGCCCGCACGCTGGTGTTCCAGTACGACAAGAACGCCGCGGTGCAGGCCATTGGCACCAACGACGAGACGGTGAGTGTCAGGGCGGCCCACGAGGAGCAGGCGAGGGCGCTCAACCGCAACCAGGATGCCAGCATCGTGATGCAGGGCGGCACGGCCAGCACGCTGCAGACGACCACGCATGACCCAAAGCCATCGTTCGAGGTGGCGGCGAACCTGTTCAGCGCATCGGTGCGCATCCCCTATACCGTGCTGTTCGGCCAGCAGACGGGCAGGCTGGCCAGCGACGAGGACAAGGCCGACTTCGCCGCGCGCGCCAAGGCACGGCAGGCCAACGAGCTGACGCCCATGCTGGAGCAGTTCGTCAAGCGCATGCAGGCCGCAGGCGTGATCGAGGCGGGCGAGTTCGAGGTGGAATGGCCAGATGTTGCGGCACCGTCAGAGCGCGAAAAGGTCGAGCTACTCAAGGCCTACACGGCAGCCATGCGCGAGGCTTTCGGGGCTGGCATCCAAGGGCTGTTCGAGCCTGATGAGCTGCGGCGCGTCGTGGGGTTTGAGCCGCTGCAGGATGTGGGCATGCCGACCGAAGGCGGTGATCCGACCGTAGCCTGATGGTTAACCCCATCATCCCCGGCACCCCAGCCGACCGCACCGGAACGCTCGGCATCCTGCGCCGTGCAGTGCGCGAGATCAACCGCCGATGGGCCGGACTTCAGGCCGATGTGCTGGCCATCTTCGAGGTCATCCCGGTCTATGCGATCAACGCGGGTGAGAGCATCGACATGTTCCGCTATGGCTTGCCGCCCGAGCAGATGGCCCGCCTGTCTGCCGAGCTGCAAGCCGCCGTCGAGCGCTGGATTGCCGATGGGCGCGACCCAGCCAATCTGTTCTGGTGGTCGCAGTACGTGAGCGAGTCGGCGCAGCTGGGCACCGTGCAGTCGGCCGCGAACCTCGCCAACCTGTCGCCAGCCTACGCCGCCGCACGCAGCATTGAAGCCGTGATCTACAGCGAGCCCTACGTTCAGCGCCTGGCTATGGCTCAAATCAAGTCCTACGAGCACTGGAACGGCCTGGCCGCGCAGCAGAAGTCCGAGCTGGCCCAGATCATCGGGCGCGCCGTGACGGACGGCAAGAACCCGAAAGCGGTAGCGGGCGAGATTGCTGCTCGCCTCGATGTCAGCCGCAGCAAGGCCAAGCAGTACGCGCAGACCGACATCACCGACACGTTGCGCCAGGCGCGCTGGGCAGAGTCGGAGCAGGCGCAGCAGGATTTCGGGCTCAAGCTCGGGCTACTGTGGACTTCGGCGCTGCTGAGGACGACCAGGCCTTGGCACGCATCGCGGCATGGCAAGATCTTCACGGCGCTGCAGGTGCGCGAGTTCTACGGCAGGGGCGGGGAAAAGTACAACTGTCACTGTTCCACCACCGAGGCACTGCTCGACGCCGACGGCAAGCCGATCCTGACGACCAAGTTGCGCGCCAAGATGGCCGACGAGAAGGTCCAGTGGGACGCTGACAACCCGGCGTGATGCCTCCCTAGCATGGGATGCATGAAAAAGCAGCGCATCCACATCCTGAGCGCCGTGAACGCGGCCAACGTCAGCAAAGCTGGCGGCACCTACACGATCCGCGATGTTGTCGGCGCGGTCGATCAGATCGTCATGAACGGCATGCTGTACCCGGGCGACCAGCTCGCGGCGGGGGCTGCCACCCTCGAAGGCAAGCCGGCGCCGGCAGGCCACCCGAAGAACAGCCAAGGGCAGTTCATCAGTGCCCTGAACGGCGAGGCTTTGGCCTCTGCCTGGGTCGGCTCCTACTGCCGCAACGCGCGCCACGAAGGCGGCCGTACCCTGGTTGATGTGGTGGTCAACGAGGCTCAGGCCCGCGCGCACCCCGAGGGCGCCAAGCTGGTCGAGCGCCTGGATGCCGCCATCGCTGGCACCAATGCCGAGCCGATCCATGTCTCGACCGGTCTGATGGCCAATGCCATCAACGCCAGCGGCGAGAGCCTGGGCAAGAAGTACAGCCGCATCGCGACCGACCTGCAGTATGACCATCTGGCGATCTTGCTCAACGAGAGCGGCGCCGGCACGCCGGCAGATGGCGTCGGCATGTTCCTGAACGCTGCAGGCGAGCCCGAGCAGGTCGAGCAAGTCGTCATCAACACCGAGCCCGAGGACCGGCGCACGCGCGGCCTGCTGGGCTGGATCAAGCGCCTGATCGGCAACAGCGACAGCTACGACCTGTCGTTCGACCAGATTCACGAGGGCCTGCGCAAGCTGATTCCGTCCGACACCTGGATTCGCGAGGTCTACACGAAGTCGGTGATCTGGGTCGACAACGACAACCGCTACTGGCGCCAGGATTACCACGTTTCCTCGGATGGCGTCTCCCTAGCATTACTCGGTGAGCCTGTCGAGGTTGTTCGGCAGGTGAAGTACGAACCCATCGAAACGCAAGGAGCCGACCCGATGAAAGAGCAGATTCTCGCCGCGCTGAACGCTGCCGGCATTTCCGTGGCGGGGCTGGATGATTCCCAGCTGCTCGCCACCTACAGCTCCCTGGCCGCCAAGCCGGCGCAAGATGCGCTGACCGCTGCGAACTCCAAGCTGGCACAGCTCGAGGCCAATGCGCAAGCCGCTGACGCTGCAGAGCTGGACAAGCTGGCTGCTCAGATGACCGTCAATTCGGTGCTGACGGTCGATGACCTCAAGGCGCTGGGTCTGAAGCGCCTGCGCGAGATCCAGGCCAACGCCAAGGGCGCCGCCCCTGTGCTGACTGGCAACAGCCAGCAAACCAAGGCCGACGACTTCGCCGGCTACACCCTCAACGCCCACATGGAAGGAGCCAAGTAATGGCAAACCGCGTTTTCCGAGGCCCGGCCAAGCGCGAGCCGCGCACCATCTCCGATCGTATCGTCAGCGGCGCGCTGCTGCCGTGCACTGGCGTCGTCGTGGGTGCTACCCAGTTCACCCAGGCCACGGCCGTCAGCGGCGGCCGCCTGGCACTGCTGTGCAACCGCGACTTCTACGAGCAGTCGCTGACCGATGCCTATGTCTCGGGCGACACCGGCGTTGCGCTGCGCCTGGAGCCCGAGCTCGAGGTGCAGTGGGCGATGGCTGCAGGCACCTACACCACCGGCCAGGAGCTGACCGTGGGCGCGTCCGGTCGACTGCAGGCTGCTGCTGCGGGCTCCATCGTCGTTGCCTACTTCGACCAGGTCGGCGCCGCCCTCACGGCGGGCCAGCTGGCCGATGTCGTGATCGCCAACTACTACACCAAGGCATAAGGACACCCCATGCTGCTGAAATTCACCGATGAGCAAAACGGCTTCATCCTCAACGAGCGCCGCAACTTCAACGCCTCGCAAGAAGCCCTCGCGCAGCGCCTGCCGCAAGCCGGCCTGCTGATCGGCAACGCCTCCCCGCTGCCGCGCGAGGTCTGGGGTCGCTGGGACCAGGAAGCAGTGCAGCTCAACCGCTCGCGCCTGGCCGTGTTCAACGAGTTCGTTGACCTGTCCGAGCCGGTACCCATCGGCGTGCTGGTCAGCCACTTCGCCCAGGTCGGCGATTCCGGAGCCGTCTCTGTCACGATGGACGGCCGCGAGGATGGCAAGACCGACGCGCCCGAGATCAACTACATCGGCACCCCGGTCCCGATCATCAAGAGCCCCTTCAGCTTCGGCTGGCGTCAGATCGAAGCCATGCGCCGCTCGGGCTCCAACACGCTCGAGAGCGCCGCCAGCGCCAACGCGCAGCGCAAGGTCGCCGAGAAGATGGAAGACCTGATGCTCAACGGCGACTCCAAGGTCGTCGTGGCGGGCGCGCAACCTGCCGCAGCGCAACACCGGCACCCACGCGCTCGACCTCAACGGGGCGACCGGCGCCAACTGGCTGGCGGCCGTCACCGCAGCGATGCAAAAGCTGATCGGCGACAGCTTCTTCGACCCTGTGACCATCTTCCTGAACTACGCCGACTGGTTCTTTGCCAGCACGAACGAGTTCGCGGCCGGCTACCCCAAGACCATCTTGCAGCGCCTGATGGAGATCCCCGGCATCGCCAAGATCGTCCCGGCTTCGTCCGTGCCGGCCAACGAGGTGATCGGCGTGGTCAAGCGCCGCGATGTTGTCAAGCTGCTCAACGGCATGCCGATGGTCACGCGACCGAAGACCCGCCTCGACCCCGAGGACGACTACAAGTTCGACGTGCTCGCCGCCGTCGCCCCGCAACTGCAGCACGACGCCAGCGGCAACTGCGGCATCGTCCAACTTACCAAGGCCTGATCATGAAGCTGACCATCACGCATCTCAAGGCCGCATGGCCTGCCGGCACCGTGGTCGGCGACGTGATCGAGCTCGCCAGCGTGCCCGCCTGGGCCGTTGGCAAGTGCGCTCCCGCTGGCGATGATGCCAAAGTGACTGCCGGCGTCCTGCTGGCTGAAGACGGTGGCGACACTGCGACCGGCGACGGCACTGGCGAAGCGTTGCCGCCGATCAAGACCGCCCGCACCAAGGCCGCAAAATGATCACAAGCGCGCAGGCTACACAGTACCTCGATCAGATGCTGGGCGTCGGTGCGCCGGCGTTCTTGATCGAGGCAGCCATTTTCGACGTTGAAGATCGAGAGCAGGCGCTTGACGATGCTGGCTATTCGGAATCTGCAATCGTGCGAATCCAGTGCATGACGGTCGCCATTCTTGTGGCCGCCGGCGACCCCAAGCGCACCAGCTCGCAAGGCGCTGCCTCCGGGGCGTCGCGCAGCTTTCGCTTCAAGGATGGCGATCTATCTGCGCTCCGTCGATCGCTAGCCGCGCTGGACACGGCTGGCGTCATGTCCGACCTGGTGGGTGCCGATCCCACTGGTGCCGCCACAGCCTTCGTGATGGTGGTCTGATGAGTGCGTCCGCCGCCTGGAGCTACACGAGCACGGCTACCCATTGGGCTCAGGCCGGCCATGGCGACTGGGACGGCACCAAGACATGGGCCGCGCCCGTCGCGTTTGCCTGCGACTACAAGGCCGAGGCCAAGACCATGACCGATGCAGCCGGGAAGGAGTTTGTCGCGCGCCAGGTGCTCTACACCGAGCGCAGCGCGATCCAGCCGGGCGATATGGTGCTGATTGGTGCTCATTCCGGGACCGACCCGGTCGCGGCAGGCGCCGCCGAGGTCCGCAGCGTGACCCGGTACGCCGACACGTTCGACCTGGCCGCCGACGATTACATGGTGGCCACATGAGCCGCGCCCGCATCACGAACCGCCTGCCTCAGTTCCTGTCTGCCGTCGAGCAGAAGGCTGCGCGCGGCGTCACGCAGGCGCTGATCCTGGGGGCGAGCGAGGCCAGCGTCATGACGCCGGTCGACACGAGCACGCTGCTGAATAGCCAGTTCCGCGGCGTCACGAAAGACGGCTCCAAGATCGTCGGGACCGTGGGCTATACGGCTGAGTACGCCAAGTACGTGCACGACCCGAACGTCAAGCAGCGGTTCAGGCGTTCGACAGCAGAAAAAGAGTTCCTTCGCAAGGGTTTCGAGGAAGCTGAGCCGAATATCCGGGCCGTCATCTCGGGCGCCATCAAGACCTGATCCTGCGCGCCGGCGCCGCCAGGAACCTCGCGTAGCAATGCGCGAGGTGGCGGGCTTTTTCATGACTGGGCGGCGCCTTCCTAGCATGGCCGGTATCTGAATTGAGGTTGATACAGCCATCGACTGAAACGAAATGACCATCACCAAGCAAAAAGGATTTCAAAATGCCTAACGTCACCTTGCCGGCAGTCGGCGTCGTCGTCGCTACCGAATCGGCCTCCGGTGCTGAAGTTCAAGTCACGCGCCTGGATATTGGCGGATCAGCTGGCATCTCAACAGTGTCCGGCGCCAATCCGCTGCCTGTGATGTTGTCCGGTGCGGCAACCGATGAGAAGCAGGACGAGCAGGCCGCCTTGCTTGATGCCATTGCTGCAGCTGTGGCAACAGCAGCAAATCAGGAGTTGCAGAAGAGTGTCCTTGATTTGATGCTGGAGAAGATGAATTCCGGCCTGTCGGTCACTGGCTATACGAACATCACCAGCGCGGAATTCACCAGGCCGGCGAACACTACGGCATATTCCGCAATGGATTCGGTCGCCAACGATGTTGCGGCACCTTTGCCTATTTCGTTCGAGAATTCCGCGCGCGTGGCCGGCGGTTCTGGCTACGTTACCAAAGCCAAGATTTCGACCAACGTATCGACCAACAACGTCCGCTATCGACTGAACCTGTATTCAGCGGCGCCGGTCGCGGTCGCCGATAATGCGCTGTTCACGCGCCTGTGGGCTGACCGCGCGATCCTGGTGGGCTGGATCGACTTCGACGGCATGACCACCGAAGGCGCTGGATCGAACGCAGCGGTTTCGATTACTTCGTCTGTTCGACTGCCGTACAAGTGCGCAGGAACGGCCCTGTTCGGTCTGCTGGAAACCAGGGACGCATTCACGCCGACTTCGGGGCAGCAGTTCAGCATTGAACTTACTGTGGAGACTAACTAATGCGCCCGGTACACAGTGCGCGAACGGCGCATGGCGGATTCGGAAATAGATCGCGGGACTACTCTTTCGCCGAGGTCCGTGGCGGGTTTATGGGCGTGCGCAACGACACCACCGACCCGGCAAAGTTCTACGTTTACACGCGCAGTTCTGTTGCTGGGTCTTGCTGGGTCGGGTTCGTCACCGGGTCGGAGGCGTACTTTCATTACGGTTTTGGAAGTCCGTTTGTTTTTGATCCAAATATTTATCTATGGGTTTCCGTCGATGGAAACATACCAACACAGGCGAAGCTTCATAGTATCCAACGGATTCAGCTGTTCAAGGATCTTGAAGACAAGAAGCATTTGGTTGCTGTCTGGCCTGTTGCTGGAAATAATAAGTATTTCGACACGGCGGCAAAGGCCCAGCTGACCGTTATCGGAAGCAACCCTACTTATGAGGGCATCAAGTCGAGCGTGACCTGCGGTGACTTCAACCCATTGACAGTGCAGCAGAGCTGCCTGGCGGATCTTGACTACGCCGCAATCCCTAACGGCGCCACACCGTCCAGGATGCCAAGCCGAATTTCCAGTGGTTATATTGGAACTAACGTGCTCGGCATTGCCGTCAGTGGTGAAGACCCTGGGCCATCTGCCGCTATTCGGTTCAGAACCGCGTCAAACTATCTGATCATCACTTCGTATTCCAGGACTGTCTTCGTTAGCATAGATGGGCAGCAGTCAACGCGTTATGACGTGGCGGACTGGAACGGCGACTGGGGCCAGCGTGAATGGCCGTACCGCGATATTCCTGGTGAAGTATTTTACGACAGCGATGAAATCGCGCGGAATATGTTCGGCAAGGGGCAAATAGCGTACGGCGCACTTCCATGGGTGGCTTACATAAAGCTGGACGGGCAGGAGCATACATACAATGTTTGGACGGGCACCGTTCAATCAATGAATCAGCTGTTTTGCATCGGAATGGACGGTGATTTTGTCGATGTCGGTCCTAAGCGCCGGCTTGACCAGTTCGGCGATTCGATCACGGCCGGTCTGTCATCGTCGTCTGGCGCTGGTGAGTGCGAGGTCCATGATGTCGCATCGCATTTCGGGTATGTCGGTTGTTCTCACGGTTATTCCGGTGAATCGACGATTAACTTGAATATCCGTCTTGGTCTGCTGCTGCAGCGGTTTGGGCATATTACAGGCAATGATGTTGCGATTCTGACAGAGGGCCGGAACGGCGCGCAGGCCGGCGGAACACAGGACGGAGGCGGCGCACTTGGCGCTATTTCCGCGACGTTCCCGAATGGCGAGCTTACGGCTTACTCTAACTGTGTGACCCAGCTGCTTAACCGTGGCTACGGGAAAGTTCTTGTGCGCGGAGTGCTGCCTGAAATTTTCCCGGCAAGTGATGTGCTTCCTGCGCGAAGCTGGCACTGGCGAACCCGGAACGAGTCAATCAGGGCGATGGTCGATTCGTTCAATGACCCTAGGGTTGTTTACATTGACGTTATTCCGTTCGAGGGAAATTGGCGTGCCACGCGGGGTCAAACGCACCCGAATGACATCGGGTACAAAGACCTTACCGAGCTTTGTAAGGTTGCGTATGCTCCGCACCTATAAGGAGTCATAAAGTGCTGCTTCTGTTATTCGGATCTGGCTTGCCGCTGAAAGTCAATCCATCGTACCTGTATACCGGGCAAAAACTGCTTCCTCCCAAACGAGATACGGATCGCGTGTGTATTACGGTGGATTTCAAAGATACGCTCGCGCAGGGTGAGACTATTACCAGCGCAGAATGGATGGTTGAGAAATCCGGGCAGCCAGGAGTTAATTTGACTGAAATGGTCTATTCCATTTCTGTTATCGATGGGACGAAGGTGTTGCAGATGATCGAGGGTGGCGAGTCGGGCGCGTCTTATGAGCCGTATTGCATTGCTTTCACGTCGAGCTTTCAAAAATTATCGCTGCCCGAGCCTGGGCGCGGCATTCTGAAAGTGCGGTGATGCATCTCCCTAGCATCGCCACATGAGCCAAGCCGCAGACGCCATCCGTAATCTGATCTCACCCCTGTTGCCGGGCTGGCGCGTCCAGTTCGGTCGCTGGATCGACGGCGCACCGACCGATCGCTTCGCGGTGATCCGGCCCGTAGGCGGCATGCCTGCCTCGCTGGTGCGCCGACCCGCCTTCACGCTGATGCTGATCGGCGCAGTGGGAGATGCGGCCAGCGTGCCCGATCTGAAGGCCAACACCATCGTCGAAGCCATGCGCGCGAGCAGCGGCTCCATCGTTTCCATGACTCCGGGCGAGCCGGTGTTTTTCGCCACCGATGACGGCCGCCCAGTCATCGAGATCTCGATTTCCACTATCACAAACTGAAGGAGCCTCCCGCCATGAGTGCACATAACGGCAAGGACTGCCTGGTCGAATTTGCCATCCAACCCGAAACCGCAGCCGTCCCGACCGTCTGGACGACGCTGGGCATGATGCGCACCAAGAGCATGTCCGGAACCTGGGACACTGCGGATTCGACTGCCGACAGCACGCCCGACAGCTCCAAGACGGCCATTGCCACCCGCAAGAGCTGCAGCTTTTCCGGCGATGGCGTGAGCCGCGAAGAGGCGATCCACGGCCAGCGCGCGCTGAAAAATCAGTTCTACAACCCTGGTGCTGCGACCCAAAACCAGCCCAAGGCCTGGATCAAGCTGAGTTACCCGACTGGCGAGACCTTCACCGGCCCGTTCCTGATGACCAGCTGGAAGGATGACGCGCCCACTGACGATGTCTGCACCTGGAGCCTCGAGGCCACCGGCAACGGCAACGTGGTCTACGACGACGGCGTGGTCTGATGCTGGTCGAGTGCGGCTTCACGCGGGCATCCATGCCCGACGGGCAGGAGTTCACCTTCCGGCCATCGCTGGCCCGCATTGCCGCGCTCGGCTCACCCGCTGAGATCGTGCAGCTCTACGCCGAGCTGCACGGCCCGCGCGCGGGGAAGTCGGCGTCCTACGTGCTGGCGACCCTGTGCGACCAGGACGACTGCCTGGCGCTGATCGGCTGGCTTGACGCCGATGGCTGGCACCAGGGCCCCATGCCCGAGGCCGAGCAGATCCTGATCGCACGCCACCTGATGCAGCACGGGATCATCGGCAAGGCCAAGCCTGGCAGGGCCGGCAGCGGCCAGTTCGCGCCCGAGTTTCATACTGCCGAGTACGTCGCAGCGGCGCGCGTGCACCTGGGGCTGAGCACCGCGGATGCCGAGGCGCTGAGCATGACCGAGTTCCAGGCGGCGTTCGAGATGAAGTTCCCCGAGGCCAAGGCCGCCGAGGTGCCGAGCCGCGATGAGTACAAGGCGTTCATGGAGAAGATGAAGGGAGGCCGTAGTGGCTGAGAAGGTCGGAGACATCTACTACGACGTTACCGTTGAGACGGGTCGCATGATCGATGCGCAGCGCGAGATCGAGCGTCGAGCTAGGGAGACAGCATCCAGCCTGGGGGCGATGGGCGGCGGCGCCAAGACGGCAGAAAGTGGATTTCGCAGCGCAGGTGCAGCAGCACAGGAAGCAAGCGGTCGATTCCGGGATGCGGCCGGCAAGCTGCGCGAGGCAAATGGCCAGTTCGTGAAAGCCGGCGGATCTGCGGCGGGGGCTGCTGGAGGCATTGGCCAGGCAGCATCTGCGTCAGACATCCTCACCGGCAAGCTCAGCCAAGTCTCGATCGCTGTCAAGATATTTGCGGCAGCGATGGCTCTGGTCAAGTCGGCGCAGATGGCCGACGACATGCGCCTACTGGCCGCTCGCGTCGAGGTGGCTGCTGGCAGCATGCAGCTGGGCGCCGACGCCATGCGCGCGCTGCAGGACATCAGCACGCGCACACAGACCAGCATGGAGGGCAACGTCGAGGTTTTCGCGCGCCTGAACCAGTCCATGATCCAGATGGGCGGCACGCAGGCAGACACGCTGCAGCTGACCGAGCTGCTGGGCAAGGCGATCAAGGTCTCTGGCGCGTCCGCAGTTGAGGCCAAGGCTGCCATGCTGCAATTTGGCCAGGCACTAGGATCTGGCAAGCTGGCCGGAGATGAGCTGCGAAGCCTGATGGAGACGGCGCCATACCTGATGCGCCAGCTGGCGGACGGCATTGGCGTTCCAGTCGGGGCGCTCAAGAAGATGGGAGAGGAGGGCAAGCTGACCTCGGATGTGGTGGTCAACGCGCTGGGCAAGGCCGCCAAGCAGATCGACCAGGACTTCCAGAAGTTCCCGCAGACGATCGACGCGGCGATGACCGTGGCCGGCGATGCCGCCAAGCGGGCCGCCGAAAAGTTCGACGACATGACCGGTACCAGTGCTATCCTGGCCGGCGCCACCAAGGGGCTCGGGACGGTGCTGGATAAGCTGGCCGAGCAGTTTGGAGCTGGCACGACGGAGGCGGACAAGCTGGGTCGATCCACCCTGGTCAAGACATGGGCCGAGGATACGGCTGTCGTGCTGACCTATGTGGTGGACGCTGCCGATTTTGTGGTGCGCGGGTTCAAGCAGATGGGCACCGCCTTGGGCGGCCTGGCTGCTGCCGCAGGCGCTGCAGCAACTGGCGAGCTGACCCAGGCCAAGAACATCCTGGGCATGATGGCCGATGACATCAAGAGCATCGGCAACGCCAAGTTCAGCGGCGCCAAGATGCGCGAGCAGTTCCAGTTCGCCAAGGAGTTCGTCGGGCCGCAGGCGCCGGCCGACCTGGGCTACACGGCATCCAAGCTCAAGGCGCCGAAGCAGGAGGGCGACAAGAAGAAGGGCAAGAAGCCATTCGACTCGGGAAAGTACATCGCAGGCCTGGCGGCGAAGGCGGCCACGGACGAGTGGAAGCGCGTCGCGGAGATCGAGCAAGAGGCGCTGCGCCAAAATGATGAGCATCTGAAAAAGAAGGACATTTCGGCAGCTCAACACGAAAAGGCCAAGACGCTGATTCTGGCTGCTGGCACCCAGGCGCGGCAGGAGCTTGCACAGGAGGAGCTGGACAAGCTGGTCCAGAATATCAACACCGAGGAGCGCCTGCGAGATGAAGCTGCAGCACGCCAACGCCAGAAGGCTGAGCAGCAGTCCAGGGCCGAGATGGAGGCTCGCCAGCTCATCGCCGACGCGCAGGGTGATCCGGTCGAGCGGATCAGGCTGGAGGAGGAGGCGAAGCTGGCCGCCCAGCAGGCTGCCTATGACCAGCAGCTCATCAGTCTCGAGCTGTTCGAGCAGGCCAAGGCCGCCATCCGAGCCAAGGCCGCAGCCGACGAGCAGGCGATCCAAGAGGCAAACAACGTCATGTCGGTCCAGCTCATGGGCAAGATGACTGATGACGTGTTGGGCATTCTGCAGAAGTCCGGCAAGGAGCGCACCGCGCTGGGCAAGGCGCTGTTCTTGGCCACAAAAGCGCTGGCTGTTGCCGAGATCTTGATCAACACCGAGGTTGCGGCGGCAAAGGCTGGCGCGCAGTTGGGAATTTTCGGCGTCCCAATGGCGACACTGATCCGCGCCCAAGGCTACGCCAGCGCTGGCATGGTGGCAGGCATGGCTGTGGCCGATGTGGCAGGCGGCCGCGCCTACGGCGGTCCTGTGAGCGCCGACCGGCTCTACCGCGTCAACGAGCGCGGCGCACCCGAGATGTTCACGGCCAGTAATGGCCGGCAGTACATGCTGCCGACGACTGGCGGCCAGGTGACGGCCGCTGACAAGGTGGGAGGCGGCGCTGTGCAGGTGTCCATCCAGGTCATTAACAACCACTCGGGCGCCCAGGTGACGACGCGCACCGATGACACCGGCCGAACCACTCAGATTGTCATCTCAGAGATTGTCAACCAGATCAGCAGCAACTCGGGGCCGGTGTGGTCGGCGCTACGTGGGGCTACGAACGTGAGATCGGCGCTGTGATCACCAGTTGTCGGACTTCTTTGTGTCGCGCAGGTATATCCCGAGGCTGGTGATCATATCCCTGGTGCGCTTGCCAGCCTGTGATTGCAGCTTCCACGGCTCGTCATCTACTATCAGTGGGTTTTCCCGCCCGCCATCCAGTATGAACCGCCCCGGGTTTCGAGGAGGCTCCCACCTTTGAGAAGATGGAGCCATGAAGAAGTCAGCGAATTTTTCCCCCGAGGTCCGCGAGCGCGCCGTGCGCATGGTGT